GCTGTAGATTTTTTTAATAGATACAACAAGGAGTCTGAAGCAAATGAAAAAATAGCACAAAAACAAAAATCTACTTTTTTAAATAAAACAGAAAGTGTATTCAATAATAATTTTAAAGGTTTTGATTACAATGTTGGAGATAAAAAATATAGATTTAATGTTAAAAATGTAGACGAGGTCAAAACAACTCAAAGCGATATTAATAATTTTATAGGAAAGTTTCTTGATAAAAATAATATGATATCTGATGCTAAGAGTTATCACAAATCTTTATACACTGCTATGAACGCTGATGCTATTGCTAAACATTTTTATGAACAAGGTAAAGCAGACGCTATGAAATCAAGCGTTGCTAAAGCCAAGAATATAGATATGAATCCAAGGCAAAATTTAGGAAATGTTGCGCCTGATGGATTAAAAGTAAAAGTACTGGGTGATACTGCTTCTGATTTTAAGTTTAAAATTAAAAACAACAAATTTAAAAAATAACAATTTAAAAATTATTAATTATGGCAATTACTGCAGGAGGTTTGTTAAATAGTGTTCCAGCTCCACAAAAGCAAACACTAGATTCAAACTATATCGATTTTACAAGTTCAACCACTGCTGGTTGGGCACAACAATACCTGCCTGACTTGATGGAAAAAGAAGCTGAAGTTTTTGGTAACAGAACTATTTCAGGTTTTTTAGCTCAAGTTGGTGCAGAAGAGTCTATGACTGCTGACCAAGTTATTTGGACAGAGCAAGGTAGATTACATATATCAGTTAAAGGTACGTTAAATACGGGTACTTCTATATTTACTGTAACTTCTGATATTGACGGAAACAATGCTTCATCTACTAACGTGTTTACTTTAGCTAACCATGGTGTTAGATTAAATGATATCGTTTTAGTAGCTGTTGCTGGTAGAGTAATAAGAGCTCACGTAACTAAAGTTGATGGTACAGCTATTACGGCTCAACCATTTAACGTTGAACATTTTGATGATGATTCATCAATCGCAACTGCTTCAGCTACTGCTGCAACTTTATTAGTTATTGGTTCTGAATTTAAGAAAGGTGTTACTGGTCAAAACTCTTATGGATCAGGTACTGGTTCTACAAGAACTGTTAAACCAACTCACGTTTCTTTCACTAACAAGCCTATCATAATGAAAGATGCTTATGAGATCTCTGGATCTGATGCTTCTCAAATTGGTTGGGTTGAAATTAGTGGTGAAGCTGGTCAATCAGGTTACTTATGGTACTTAAAAGCCGAAGGTGATACTAGATCACGTTTTACTGATTACTTAGAAATGACAATGGTTGAAGCTGAGAAAACTAACTCAAACTCTCACATTGTTGACGCTGGTGGTACTAACGATACTGACTATGCTGCTTTAGGTGCTAATTCTGGTACTGAAGGTTTATTCGCGGCTATTGAGTCAAGAGGTAATGTAACTACTGGTATTAATGGTGTTAACGCAGCTACTGATTTAGCTGAGTTTGATGCTATCTTAGCTGAGTTTGATAATCAAGGTGCTATTGAAGAAAACATGTTATTTGTAAATAGAGCTACTAGTTTAGCTATTGATGATATGTTAGCTTCAATGAACTCTTACGGAGCTGGTGGTACTTCTTACGGAGTATTTGACAACTCTGAAGACATGGCATTAAATTTAGGTTTCTCTGGTTTCAGAAGAGGTTCTTATGACTTTTACAAGTCTGACTTCAGATACTTAAACGACAAAGCTACAAGGGGTGGTATAAACGAAAGAGGTACTACTGATGCTGTTAGAGGTGTTATTATACCAGCTGGTGTATCTTCTGTTTATGATCAAACGTTAGGTA